AGGTTCAGGCTCAGGCTCAGGTTCAGGCTCAGGCTCTGGTTCAGGCTCTGGCTCTGGTTCAGGCTCAGGCTCTGGTTCAGGCTCTGGTTCAGGTTGTGATATGTCTGATTTCCCACTAATTACAATATTTTCTGCTTCATATGTCATGTCGGTAATTGTATGTGAATTTCGCTCACCATTATCATTACATAGGGACTCATGAGAACTTAATGTGGAATTTTCCGATTCATTGCTTCTGTGTGATGTTTCTGAATCATAGCTAATATTTGATATGATTTTATTTAATTCACCTTTAAGAACATTATTTGTATCTGCACTACCAACATATTTCAATATACTATCTTCGTCGCTGATAGGTTCCTTATGATTCACATTTTCATCAACCATTCCATTTGAATTAAGTTGTTTTATCATTATATCTTCATTTATAATACCTATATTCAGTTTGGCTCTTATTGATAATCTAGTAAAATATTGTTTATGATGTTCATGGAAAACCTTAAGATATCTTACAAACATTTTAATTTTCTCAGACAGCAACGCGTTTGCGTATCTATAAGAATTAACTAAATTACCTATATTTAACCCCTGTTTTGATTGTTGGGTATCATTTTTTAATTCTGAATCTTTAGCTATTCGATATGATTCTAATTCAACAATAGTATTTGTGATATAATCATGTAAATCGATTACTAATGAAAACCTATATATTCTATCAACATCTAATACCTTATAAACTGGAAATCTCTTATTAATCAACACTTTACTGCGAAGAGATTCGTTTGTAATCTCCTCTTCAATATATTTGCGAATTAATACGTATAATTGGTAATATTCACAATACATGCGGTTATCTATTTTCTTAAACGCGTTTTTCATATTATTATATTCAATATCCAATAATTCATTTTGAAAATGAAACGCATCGATGCCAAACATATATTCTGATTTTGAGTGAGTCTTTATCATATCTATGTATACTTTTTTCAAAACATTTATTTTAGAATGAATTGTTTCAAATATATTGGAAATATCGCCTCGTAATTTTTTTATATTTTCAAAACTATGTTTCAATTGTAGCGTGTCCTTCATTAATATATATCAAGAAATTATTATACATTTAATATATAATGAGTGGCGAAACGAAAAAAACACAAGACGATGAAACTGTCTCGGTAGCTGATTTAGATGAAAATGCTGTATGGACCGAGCATCATGAAAATATATTAATAGAGTGGGCAGATAAAGCAACCTGTTACAGATGGCTCCACGCAAAATCACATATTGACTATTCAAAAGCCAATACATGGTTTACAATACCTGTTATAGTTATGAGTACTTTAACCGGAACGGCAAATTTTGCACAGGACCGATTTCCTGACAGCGTAAAACCAGTTTTTTCATCTATTGTTGGCTCGGTTAATATTTTTGCAGGTATTCTTACTACAATTCAACAATTTCTTAAGATTAGTGAATATAACGAAGCACATCGCGCATGTAGTATATCATGGGGTAAATTCTATCGTAATATAAAGGTTGAATTAGCAAAAGACCCAAAAGAACGGACAAATGTAAAACAACTAATTAAAACACAAAAAGAAGAATTTGATAGATTAATGGAAATAAGCCCACCTATTGGAGAAAAAATAATAAGACGCTTCAAAAATGAATTCTGTAACGAAAATAGTCCAAATTATGACCCAGATCTTAAAAAGCCAGAAATCTGTGGAGCTTTAGAAACAACAAAAAACAGTGTATTTAAGGAAAAAGAAGCAATATTAGATACAGCTACAGCTGCTCTATTTAGCGGAATAGCTAAAAATCTAGATTCGAGAAAAAGAAAAGATGTTATTCAGGGTATTATTACCAATTTCAAAGAGTTAAAAAACAGATATCCCACCGCAGACGAAGTAATGAGTGAAATGGACAATCAAGGAAGCGTGCAACTAATCGCGTCTATTTTGAAAGAAAATGAAGACATTGGTGATGGGGAATCAAACCCACTAGGAGATGATAATGCTTAATATATTTATACTTGTTAAAAATAAATATATTATTATTTTCCATTTACACTATAAAATATATCACCTACTTGTTCTGGTAACATAAACCAAAATGAAATCAAAGCAATAAACCATAACAAATAACTACCATATACATCGAATCCAATATTTAAGAAATTAAAAGCAAATACAATTAAATAAGTAAAGAATACAATTGATATTAATCCTATTAATATTTTGAATGCTTGATACATTATATAATATTATAACATTATTCTATTTTAATTTTATACATATCGTCTACGGAATCAATATTCTCTGTATTAACACTAAAATAAGAAATTGGATATTGGTTAGAATATTCTCGTAGAGAATATTTTATATTGTTTTCTTTATAATAAATAACACTTCCATACTTATTTATATAATCAAATTTATTTTTTTCACTTTTCTTCACGTCGGTTATTAACATTATCTTATCTAAGAATACTGCAAATCTAACCAACCCACCTTGTTTATATTTTCCATTTTTTCCAGAAATTAATATATTATTTACACTGTGAGAAACCGGGTTTTTGCCCCACACGGACATTTTTAATGACTCATTATAATTACCAAAATAATAAAATGGTCCATGTGATGCATATAACGAAGCCTTTTGAACACCAAATACCGATATGGCTTTAACATAATTTAAATAATTCCCATAATAACAAGCAATAGGCGATGGTAAAATCCTTTTTTCACCATCAATCAAAAACAATAGACTAGAATTTTTCAAAAAAAAAGAAACAATTTCATTATCAACGTTCATATGCAACGAAGATTTCTTATTTATAATTTCATCTACAATCAAAAACCATAGCTTATGTTTTTTTGTTTTATAACTCACATTTTCAATATTAGTAACCATTTCATAAAACAAAATATTTCCAATATAACCGGTATATTTAATAGTTTCATCAAATTCCATAAATATATTTTTAATTATACTATATCCTTCCTTGCTTGGAATATCTCCATTATATTTAAAATGTAACAAATTTAATTTATCATTATTATTAAAAAATAAGATTTCTAAAAAAGGATTAGGCATATCATTTATAGTGTAAAAACAGATTTGTAATTTATCTCCTTGATCAATATCAGGTTCGCCAGTATTTAATATTTCCTTTCCCTTATAAGATAAATCTACCATATATAGAATTATAATATTTATTTCTGTGGCTTATGTCTAATTCCTTCTTTAATTTTAACCTCTCTGTTATCTAATACAAATTCAGCAACATCAGACGAGTCTATATTTGAATCGTCGCCGAAATATTTGGCAAGACTTTCTAACAAGTGTTTTTTACTTAATGGTGTTCTAACTTTATTAGCAGTATACATAATTTTACCTTCTGATAAATCAAAACAGTCAATTTCATTATTTTTCATAACATCAACTAAAGTTTCAGACAACATGTTTTTCTGTATTCTTCGCTTTTTAATTTCAGCCTGTAATAATTTTATTTCATTGTCTGCTTTTATCCATTCTTTAACGGAAATAACTAATTCTTCTTTCGTAGTCATTATAATATAAAATTAAGTTTATTTATATTATTTATCTATAATCACTTCTTTTGCTATACTTTTAATTATTTTATTATCAACTTTATCGTCGTCACATTCAGTAATAGTTTTCACCATTTTAATGTAGTTATTTCTCCCTTCTTCAGTTTTATTCCAAGTAGGATTCTCTAATTCCCATTCTTTTATTTTATTGATTTGTCTCTTAGCTAACGAATTAATAGCACCCTTCATTATAATATTATCTTCACTATCCTTTCCCCACGTATTATTATCTTTAACATATAATATTTCTCGTTTTATATCGCTACAATGAATAGGTCTTTTATGAAGTTCTAATTGTTTTAATTCACGAATAAAAATATTACTAATACCAGTAATATAACCATTTTGTCTAGTATTGTCTAAATCATTTAATTCTAATTTTAAATTTGTTATAAAATCGGTTAAGTTAATAGCATCTTTACATTCTTCATTTAAAAACAAATTCAAATTAAATTTATTATTTATAGTTGTATTTCCTATTTTTGGTATCATATCTTTTACTAATTCTCTCATTTCTTTATTTTCCATTAACATGTTTTGATTTTGAGATACTAATGTTGAAATCATTGTTCTCAATACTTTCTTCTCTTTGTCGCTATTTTTAACAATACAGTTTTTTGTATGACGATTAAAGCTTTGAATGTGTTTATATTCTTTTCCACATTCACATTTATAAATAGGAGCATATTTTTTGAGCATTTTTGAGCATTTCACATTTTTGTGTTTTTTTGTAGAACAATGTTGTTTGTATAAAAACAGTTTATCACACATATAGTCACATTTTTTACAATAATACTGTTTTTTTTCCTTACTGACATTTTCCGAGCATATATTTTCGAGCATATTTGTTGTATAATGCTCATAAAAATATGCTTAAATCCTTTGAAAATAACAAATTTAGTTCCTTTTTTTAAGTTGTATTTTTTTACCTACATAAGTATTTTTAGAATATTTAACGAAATACCTACATATAAGTCACACGTCATTTTTGCACGTTTTTTTTTTCATTTTTAATTCTATTTTTCCATTTTGGACATTTATTTTTGTCCTTTTTTGAAAAATGGAATAAAAAATAAAAAAAAAATCGGCACACATTAACATTTTTTTGACATTCTAATTACCAGATCTCTTTTATTACCATTTAAAGTAAGATTTTTGGTTCTTAACATTTGTTTTAGACTAACAATAGTGTTATTGTTATATAAATCTTGCATTTCAGTAGTCCATGTGACATCAATATTATTATCCTTTTTCTTTGTAAATTTCCAATGCTTTTCACAAACATTACCAGTTTTGCTTACAAACCCGTTAGTATTACAACACAATCCTTTATTTTTACCTGACTTATAGATCCAACTACATGTTTTATGTGGTAAAGAAAATTTATTAGGAACAGTTACACCATTTAGCTTGCATATACCATCGATAGAAGGTATAAATGGTAATATATTATCAGTTATCTGCCTACAATAAGGACATTTAATTTGATTAATTTTTAATTTTGTTGTTTCATTGGGGTTATACTTTGTTTTTTGTCTTACAAGTTCATTGTAAAGTGGTAAATAATTAAATTTGTGATTACACGATAATGTAATAAAATTATCTACCAATTGTTTATTTTCAATCAAACAATTATCGTTTGTATCATCATAATCATTCTTTAATTCATCGAAAAAATTAATATCGCCTTCTAATACGTATTTCATTATATATTTGATATATATCTCTTTATATATATTAATGTCTTCTAAAAAGACCTGGGGAAATGCAACTTGGTATTTATTACATACTTTAGTATATAAAATAAATGATGAAGGTCATATAGCTGAACTAGTAAAACAAATATACCAGATTTGTGATAACTTGCCTTGTATTGAATGTAGAAATCATGCAATATTGTTGCTATCTAAAAACAATTTTAAAAATATTAATAAGAAACAAGAATTAATATTATTTATGTTAGAATTTCACAATGCTATAAATGTTAAACTAGGAAAAAATAAATTTACCATTGAGGAAAATAATAAACTGTATTCGCGTGGAAATACAAAGGTGATAATTAACAATTACATTGAAATGATGAAACATCATAATTATAACGAAAAGGCACTAATACATTCATATAGGCGAAATCAATTTATTATAAATTTTAAAAAATATTTAATTGCTAATGGTAGTAAATATCAATAATTCACATGATTAATTCAAATTATCAATAGTAGTAATTATTTCTCCGGACCTAGTATTTCTGCATTTAAATGTTTGTTTTCCAGGAACACTACATTGTTGTTTGTTGCTGTTAAAGTCGTCAAAAAATAACAACTGTTCTAAGTTATTCATAGTCAATAAAGAATACCAAATAGTTCCTAAAACTAAACCAAATAATGTTCCTATAAATACACCCGTCATATCTGTGCAATTATTTTTAACCTTGGTAATTGCGTCTATACCAAGTAACAATATTAATGTAGTAATTAAATGTGAATTTATTTGGTTGTTGTAAAACATAGGCAAAAAAAGATATGCTAATGTAAAAGCAAGATGTAGCGAACTTGACGATGGACTTTTAAAGTGTGTCCAAAATGGTATTTCGATTAAATTACACATAGCAGGAGGTGTAGATTTATCGTCCATACTAAATATAGGACCTGCCATATAATTGATAATCGAAGCTAGTAACACACCCATTATATAAACGATACCCTTCATATTAAGGTTAAATAATGATAGCATTACTAAAAAAAATGTAATTAGAGTAGGTGATAATGTAGAGGTTAATTGTAACATATTCGAAAATGTTAATTGAATAGCCATCTATATATATATAATAAATATATTAATGACAACTAATCAAATATGATGTCTAATACACTATTAATATTATCAATGCTAATATAATTAATATACGAATATTTGTTATATTTTTTAATAAATTTAAGATAGTCTTTATGATTATCTTTTGGATATATGAATGTAGTAACACCAGATTTAATGCCACCCAATAATTTATTTTCAAGCCCACCTATTTCTGTTATATTGCCTTGAAGGCATATTTCTCCTGTTATAGCATATGTATTTTTAATTTTTCGCTTTGTAAATAAACTATATAATGCTATTGTAATAGCCGTACCAGCCGAAGGTCCATCTTTTGGTGTTGCACCCTCAGGTAAGTGTATGTGAATACCATTTGTTTTATTCAAGTCTTCGCTAATAAATGTTTTTTCTTTTTCCGTTAATAAATCCCAAGCTAATGATTTCGCAACGTTCATACTTTCTTTCATTACATCACCTTGCATACCTGTTAATTTTAAATCAAGAAAAGTATTTGATGGAAAATAATTACATTCAATAGATACAATTCCTCCATTACCCATAGAATTAGCCCACAGTCCGTTAATCACGCCAATTTTACTTTCATTAACTATTTGTTTTCTTTTAACAGATTCCTTATCTACTAAATATTTATTTTTAATATCATTAATTGTAACGTTTATGGGTAAAGGCGCGTTGTAATATTCTTTTAGTATATTCAAATTAATCTCTCCGATAATTTCAAATAAAAGTTCTTTTAACTTTCTAACACCGGGTTCGTTAGTATACTCTTCGATGATATATTCAATAACATCGTCTTCAATATTGATAACGTCAACTAAACCCATATTTTCATAAATTTCTTTTAATAGAAATTTATTGGTAATCACAATTTTATCATCAATTGTTAAATAATTAAATTTAATTCTATGGATTCTATCTAGTAGAATACGATCTACGAGAGAAACATCATTATAAGAAAAAATAAATAAAACCTTAGACAAGTCTAAATCTATTCCATTGAAATATTTATCTTGAAAACTATTATTCTGTGTAGTATCTACCAAATGTGTTAATATACCAACAATTTCCTTTCCTTGTTCGGTATTACTAATTTTATCTAATTCGTCAATAAATATAATAGGATTCATACATTTTTTTTCCATTAAAATATCAACTATTCGCCCCCAGTTAGACCCAACATATGTGTAATTATGTCCATCTAATATACTACCATTTGAAGAGCCACCAATAGCAATAAATGAGAATGGTCTTGCTACATTGTTTTCATCCAATAAACATTTTGCTATTCCTTTTTTTGCTAATGATGTTTTGCCTACACCAGGAGGTCCTTCAAATCCAAAACAATAACCACTTTGCTTCCCATTAACCCATTGACCAATTATACGTTCAATTTGTCTTTTAGCGTCATCATGACCATATACGGCATCGTCAAGAATGTTATTAATACCACACATGTATGAATTAATATAATTGAACTTGGAATTTATAGAATTAATATAAGAGTATATCGAATTAATATAATCATTATTTGTATTTTTACATAATTCTATTAGATATATATTATTATTAATATACAATTCTTGCTTCTGGTAGTAGTTTAAAAATAATATAATATTACTAATTATTTGATTGTTTGTTTTTTTGGTTTTATTAATTTTATCAAAATCCAATTTATATTTTTTTATAAAATCATTAATTGAATTAACAAATGATAATAAATCCTTTTTTACTATATTTTGTAAATTGCTAATAATATGATTTATAATGTATGTGTTGATATTGTTGTTATTTAACATAGATATACTTTGTTTTAATTCAATACTTGTCAGGTTTTCTTTGTATAAGGTTAAATCAAGATTTATGCTATTATCTATGGATAATTTAATTAAGTTATTATAAATAGTTCTGCATTCTGGAATAATAGTTAAAATTTGTTCTTCTTTAAAAATACCAAAAGGTATTTTTAATAATCCTTCTATATATTGTCTGGCTTTTGAGCCCGAATCGTCATTTTTAGATTTAACCTCTTTTAATTTTATTAGAGCTTTTTCCTTAACATTATCGTCTGTTTTTATCAAATATATTTGTTGTTCTAAATCGATTTTATTATTATCAAATTTAGAAGAATTATACTCAACGGACATAGTCATTGCTTGTTTGAAAATTTTCTTTATGTTCCATGGTAAGCTATCAAATAACAGAGTTTGTTCATTAGTGTCTATATTTTGATTATTATCGTTTGTTAAGAGATCATATAATAAGTAAGCTAAGAATAAACTTTCTTGGTCTTCTGTATCTAACAATAATTGAATTATATTACTTCTTTGATTATATAATTCTTCTTTCAAAAAATCGTTTGTCAATTGAATAATGGTTTTTTTTTTAATGTTAGTAATATTATTAATATATATATTAAAATGATTAATAATCTCGTCGTCGTTATAAATTAAAAAATCTTTTAGTGTCAAACAAGATTTAAATCTATTACTAATTTCATCATTTACATTATTATTTTTAAATTTCACTAATATATTATTAATTCTATTGTATATATATTCGTAATTTAAACAGTCCAATATTAAATCATCCAAAATTCCACATATTACTATACTTTTTTTTTCTTCATAAATATTTATAGTTAATTTTATACCATAGACCTTAATGTGAAAATTGTCACTTAATTTTGATAAATCTATACATTCTAAGTTATTTGAATCTTTTTTAAGACCTTTATTATTTTTAATAGTAAAACTAATAGGGTGGAAATATTTTAAAATAATATCTAATTTATCACTATCTTCATTATTTAAAGCAATTTCAATATCCCTGTTAAAAATAATATATAACAAATCGCTTATATTTTCTGTTCCGAAAGTTTGTAATAATTCTGATAAATTTTTTGTTATATCACGATATTTATCCGTAGAATCAATTGATAATAATGATAATGAATCAAATATTACATTCAAATTATTAATACAAATATTTAATTCATTCGAACCAAAAATATCCAAAATTTTATATTTTTGGATAGCTAATATGGTGCTTTTAATTATTTCTTGCAATCTTTGTTTTTGATATACGCAAGTTGTAATATTTGTATTCATATATATCTATTACTTATTATAAAAATATATAACAAATAATTTAAAAAATAATTACCATAATATTAAATGGGAATTCCTAGTTATTTTTCGTATATAGTTCGCAATCATAGAAACATTCTGGTTCAATATAAATCAAGCAAAATTACCATCCATAATTTATATATGGATTGTAATTCTATTATATATGATGTTATTTATGAATTAGAAAAAAACAATAAATCATTATTGAACGATAGTTATATTATCCAGTTAGTATGTGAAAAAATAAAATCATATATTAATTTAATTAAACCGAAACACAATGTATATATTGCTTTTGATGGTGTCGCGCCATTTGCTAAGATGAATCAACAAAAAACACGCAGATATAAGACATATTATGAAAACAATATGTTTAAAAAAATAGGTATTGATAAGGTAAAATTATTTGACACTACATCCATAACACCAGGAACAGAGTTTATGAGAAAATTAAGTATTGAAATAAATAATGAATTTAAAAATCCAGCCATTTTTAAATTAAAGAAACTAATAGTATCTACATCTGAACATAAAGGTGAAGGAGAACATAAAATATATCAATATATACGCGACAATATAGAAGAACACAGTAATACAACAACAGTAATATATGGATTGGATGCAGATTTAATTATGTTAACATTGAATCACTTATATATATCTAAATCTATGTATCTTTTTCGCGAAACGCCGTATTTTATAAAAAGTATAGATAATACTTTAAATCCAAATGATAACTATCTGTTAAATATACCAGAGTTTGCAAAAGTATTATCATGTGAATTAAATGATAACAAACCGACAAATAGTAATGATTATAATCGTGTATTCGATTATATATTTCTATGTTTTTTCTTAGGGAACGATTTTTTACCTCATTTTCCAAGTTTAAATATAAGGACTACGGGAATAGATAGACTACAAGATGTGTATAAAAAGGTATTAAGCACAAATAAAAGCAATCTTATAAAGAATGATAAGATAAACTGGAATGTTTTGAGAAAAATCATACTGGAGTTATCAAAAAATGAAGAGCAATTATTAATAGAAGAATATCAATTAAGAGATAAGCAATCTAAGTCTATAAAGAAACGTAAACTAGAAAAGGATGAAAAATTACAATCAATACCATTATTAGACCGTTCAGTGGAAGAGTATATTAATCCATATGAAAATGGATGGAGAGAACGCTATTATCAAAAATTATTTAACATCAATATAGATGATGATAGATGCAAGCAAATATGTATTAATTATCTAGAAGGATTAGAATGGACCTTTAAATATTATAGAGAAGAATGCAAAGATTGGAAATGGACATACAAATATAACTATCCTCCTTTGCTTTGCGATTTAGTAAGATATATACCTTCATTTGACGCTGAGTTTATCACAGATATTAATGACTCTGTTGAACCTTTAACACAACTTAGTTACGTATTACCTAAGAGTAGTTTGTATTTACTACCTAAAAATATAGAACAAGAGTTATTAGATAAATTTAAAAACGAATATGATACTAATATATCAATAGATTGGGCATTTTGTAGATATCTGTGGGAGGCGCATATAAATGCAGGCAATATCAATATAGATGATATAGAAAATATAGTAAATAATACTATAAATACTACAAATACTGGAAAAAATAAATAATAGTATAATTGATATAAAACAAATCTAGTAGTAAAATATAATATGACTTCAAGAGAAATAATAGAGGAACTAGAAATTGATCAGTTTAAAGAATTATTAAAGAATATTGGTACTAAAATTATTATTGTAAAATTTACAGCTGAATGGTGTAAACCCTGTAAAAAAATTCAGCCATTAGTAAATGAAAATTTTAACAAATTAAATGATACATTTGTTATATTTGAAATCGATATAGATGATACAATGGAATTATATTATGCATTAAAAACCAAAAAAATGGTGAATGGTATTCCGTCCATTTTAGCATATTATGGTAACGAAAATAGAGACATGGATAAATGGTATATACCATCTGATTCAGTTATTGGTGGAGATGAAAGTGAAGTGAAACTTTTTTTTGATAGATGCCAAATAAAGGGTGCAACTATGTAAAAAGACAACTATGTAAAAGGCAACTAGTTATATAGATAACAATATAGACTGGTACAAATTTTATATTTTAGTATAGTTTAAAATATAAAAACGTAAATATATTTATATGGACAATTTGGATTTAAATCTTGATAATTATGAGTTACAAGATTTATTAAATTTATTTAATTTATCATATAATTTTACAGAAGTAGATTTAAAAAGGGCAAAAAAAATAGTTTTGAAAACTCACCCGGATAAAAGTCGACTATCAAAAGAATATTTTTTATTTTTTTCAAAAGCATATAAAATTATATATTCAATACACGAGTTTAGAATGAAAGGTAAAGGTCCAACGGAATATATGGTTGACGAAGAAAACAATGAAGTAATTAAAAACATATCAAAAGGGGAAAATTTTAACAAAATATTTAATGAATTATTTGAAAAATATAACGTGAAGGATGACGAAACCGAAAAAGGTTACGGTGAATGGTTAAAATCGAACGATGATATTGATACAACTACAACTACCAAAGAAAATATGGCAACAACTTTTAATAAATTAAAAGAAACAGCCAGTAATATGATACTAAATAAATCATATGCAGAAAATTGTAATATTAATTATAATAATTTGACTGGTAATGCTCCCGATACATACAGTTCCGATATATTTAGTTCTCTCCAATATGAGGATTTACAAAAAGCCCATATAGAAAATGTAATACCAGTTACAGATAAAAATATAAAAACGTTTAAAAATATAGAAGAATTAAGATTACATAGGGAGTCACAAAGTGTAAATCCACATACATTAGAAGAATCACAAACAATATTAGAGGAGCAAAAAAAAAAAGAAATAAAAAACGATACAGAGCGTGCCTATAATTTGGCAAAACAAGATGAAATGTATAAGGAAATAAATAATAAATTTATGTCAAATTTATATAAATTGACAATATAGACAATAATAATATTAAATTAGTATATATATGAATAAAATAAATGTATTTTTGATGTTTATAGTTTTATTATTTGTAGGAATAATTTATGCCGAATTCAAAAAAAAATATTTAGAAAATGACGAAGAACGCGATTATCGGATAGTTAAAAAATATTTATTAAATGATTCGAATTTAGCATTAAAAAAATTACCAAATAGTAAATTGCCTATCATATGGGTTCACAGTAAATATGATATGAATGCGCGTAATTGGTTGAGTTTTAATTCGCGAAACACAAAGAACCTAAATCAGCCTTACAAACATTTAATGGTTAAGTCAATCATAGATCATTGCGGTTGTGATTTTAATATTTGTTTAATTAATGATAATTCTTTTATAGATTTAATTCAGCATTGGAATATAGATATAAATAAAGTATCTGACCCAATTAAAAATAACATTCGTAACCTAGCGTTTGCACGCATATTAGATAATTATGGTGGATTAATATTACCAGATTCTTATCTATGTCTAGATAATATTAAAAACATATACGATAATGGTATAGAAAATAATAAGTTATTTGTCGGTGAATTGTTTACTAGAAATATTAACCAAGTAGAAAATAAATTAACAGAAAGAACAGCTTATCATCCTAGTCAAAAGTTTATGGGATGTGGTAAGGACAATCATGTTATAAAATGTTATATTGGTTTCTTAGAGCATTTAATTTCATTGGATTATACAGATGAAAGTAAATTTAATGGTGAAATAGAAAACTGGTTAAATGCTAAAATAATGAATAATAAAATAAATATAATAACAGCCGAATATTTGGGGGGGCGTGATGCAAAAGGAAAAATCGTAACTATCGATCAGCTGATGGGTAATACATTTATTGAATATACCAAATTATTACAAGGAATCTATGTTTCCGATGATGAATTATTATTAAGATCAAAATATTCTTGGTTTTCTAGATTGTCTATTTCACAATTATTAGAAAGTGATACCATATTAGGTAAATATATATTACTTTCGTCGGAAAATTCTTGCAGTTCTAATAAATCTTCTTCTGTTAATTCGGGTAATTGTGGAAATGCTGTTAGTATATAATAGACAGGTTCGTATTTTGATTTATTGAATTCACATTTATTTGTGTAAATAATATTATTGGCTTTACAAACTTGTCTTATTATAGTAATTAGTTTATTATAAGTATTAACATTAGTTATGTATTTATGCTTTGAATTATGATAATATTTCTTAAGTTTGTGACAAAATGGTTCTACTAGATTATAATACTTCAGTTTATTAAAAGATATTTTAGTAAATATTATAGATTTTATATTATTTACTTCACAATTATCACAAACTTTTTCTAGGAATCCAAAGAAAAAATCGTTCGGAACATTATATTTAAAAATCTGATTAGACATACTAATTAAATATAGAAATTAAATTATTAGTAAATAACGCAAGTTCTATTTCATCTTCATGAATATCATAAAATATTGTAATATATTTGCATATATATTTAAATATGGAGTATTTTTCATGTTCTGTTAATTGTTTTGTTATTTTAACAAACATGAAATAATTATCTAATATATCCATTACTGAATACCCCCTTTCAACTAAGTTATATAGTATTTTAATAGAATTGATATAATCTTTTTTTGTTTTACATAAATCGGTGTATGTTTCAAAATCTTTAAAAGAAATATTGGTACATACGTTAACAGCAATATTGATATCAATATTGCAGTCCAATAATTTGAATTTTTCCAAATAATTAATCATAGTTCTAACTGAATTGTTTGAAATTGATATTATAAATTCTTCTGCTTCGCTCGTGATAGTAATATTTTCTATTTTGCAAATTCGTTTCATTATTTTTGATAAATTTGATTCATGGAGTGCTTTAATTTTAATTGAATTTATTCTAGATTGAATACTCTCTATAACCTTATTAGTATTGTTACAAGAAGCAATGAAATGCACATTGTGGCTATATTTATCTATAAAATTTCTAAATACTTGTTGACTTTGTTCATTTATTATATCCAAATCATCCAAAACTAGTATTTTTTTCTTACCTACAATGTTGCATGCTGTTTGACAAAATATTTTAACATCGCTTCGATAGTATGAAATACCTTGTTCTTTTAGTGTATTAATATACATTATGTTATCATTATTGTCAATATCTTTATAATAATCTCTCAATACTGCAGATATCAATGATGATTTACCAGAACCAGCATCACCTATAAACAAAATATTTAAATTATCCATTTGTATTAAAATCCTTATAAGTTCTAACAATTTCTCATCCATTTCGAAATCTTGCAAATATAATGGTTGATATTTATAAATAAACGGTAAATCCATTTATTTAATTCGTAAATTATTATTTAAGTTTTTGTTAATATCATATATTAATGAATGATAACAAAGATTATTATAATATATTGGGTGTAAATAAAAAAGCAAGTCACGATGAAATCAAAAAAGCATTTAGAAGATTATCATTGGAGACACATCCAGATAAGACTGGAAATAATGAAGATTCAACAAATAAATTCAAGGAGATAAGTGAGGCCTGGGAAGTATTACAGGACCCAACAAGAAGAAAACAATATGATATGGGAAATATGTTAAACGATACAGTAGGAATAAATCCAGAAGATTTATTTAAAGAATTATTTGGTGGTGGCAATCCTTTTGGTGGTGGCATGTTTCAAGGTATGGGCCCTAATATTGACAATATTGAAACACATTTTTTTCATATGGATGGTAATGGTATTTCCGGAATGCCAAATATAAATATTAGACAAGCAATGTCTAAACCAACACCGATAATTAAAAAAATTAAAATACCAATCGAATATGCATATACAGGATGTAATATACCAATTGAAATTGAAAGATGGATACAACACTCTTCTACTAAGGAAAAGGAAAATGAAACATTATATGTTAAGATTCCAACAGGTGTAGATGAAAATGAAATAATTATATTGAGAGAAAAAGGTAATATTATAAATGAAAGAAACAAAGGAGACGTTAAAATATTTGTCACAGTTGAAAATAAAACAGAATACACACGAAAGGGTTTAGATTTAATATACTATAAATCAATATCCTTGAAAGAAGCGTTGTGTGGATTTTCATTTAATATGAAATATATAGACGGTCGTAATTTTCAGATAAATAACGGCGAAGGGAATATAATACATCCAGGATTTAAAAAAGTGATTCCGAATATGGGTATGAAGCGAGACGATAATATAGGTAATTTGATTATAGAATTCACTATTATATTTCCAGAAACATTATCAAAAGAAAAAATAGATATACTAAAAGAAAATATGTGATTATGAAGATATATATATGTTTATATATATATATATGTCTAGTATGAAAATTAAGAATGGTTCAAGAAGTGAAAAAAATGGATGGATAAATATTACTGTTAAGGGAAATCCTTATGAACGAGGCTATGCAAATGGATATTTAGTTGCGCCTGAATTGAAAAATATGTTTCGTATTCTAGATTTTAGTTTGATGGACACCTATGGTTTTTCTCGCGAATTCTTCGCCGAAGTAATAGGAGAACTTTATGGAAGTAAGATTAAAGATAATTACCCAGAATTTTATGAAGAAATCAGAGGTATTAAAGAAGGAGCTGCTGCGCGTAATGTAAAACTATCAATGGATGATATGCTAATGTGGAACTGTAGCTATAGTATACCATATATTGCAGATTATATACCCAAATTAGTAGTATTTAATCCAAAACTAAATCAAAAATATGGACACATGTTTGCAGGTAGCAAATTAACTAGTGTAAAAAAAATAGATTATGGTATGAAAATTGACAAATGTACTGGATTTATTGCTGTTGGTGATTATACGAAAGATGGTAAAATTGTATGTGCACATAATACATTTGATTTTTTCGTAGAAGCTCAACATTGTAATATTGTTATTGAAATTAAACCAACAAAGGGCCATTCCTTCATAATGCAATCTCCACCCGGACACATCGCAAGTGGAACAGATTATTTTGTTAACAGTAATGGATTAATATGTACCGAAACTACACTGGGTGGATTTAATGTATTTGAATTAGACGACCCGATATGTTGTCGTATTAGAAATGTTATACAATACGCCAATACATTAGACGATTGTGTAGAAATGTTAAAAAAAAACAATGGTGGTGATTATGCTAACTCGTGGTTATTTGGTGATACTAAATCAAATACAATTATGCGCGTTGAATTAGGATTAAAGTATATAAAGGTGGAAAAGAAAAAGAACGGATACTTTGTTGGATTTAATGGTCCAACCGATGATAGAATACGAAACTTAGAATCAAAAAACACCGGTTTCGATGATATACGTAGACATCAGGGAGCACGACGTGTAAGATTAACCCAATTAATGAAATTGTATAAAGGTAAAATAGATATAGATATTGGTCAAAGAATTTTGGCTGATCATTATGACGTTTATTTAAATAAAATCAATCCTAGTTCAAGAACGTGTTGTAGTCATTATGAATTGGATAATCGCGAATACATGTCACAGAGTGATAGACCGAAACCTTACCAACCACTAGGAGCTTTGGATGGAATAGTAACAGATACAACACTTGCCAAGAAAATGGGTTTCTCGGGGCGCTGGGGTTCATCATGTGGAATGCCTTTTGATGCGAAAGATTTTATTCGTGCTCATCCTCAATGGGACCATTTGGAACCGTATATGCCCGACCGTCCATCACAACCATGGACTACCTTTACAGGCAAAGCCAAAAAACCTAAAACGACACCACGCAATAAAAATAATAATAAATCTACTCGTAGAAAGTAAATCAAAATATATTATAAAAAATTATATATTATAAAAAATTATATATTATAAATATTATATATAATTTATTTTTTTAAACTTTTATTGCGCTTTAATGAGCGTTTGTATTTTTTAGTTTTTCTTGTTTTTTTATTTATAACATACATATAGGCATTACTATCGGCTTTCCATGATTGTTCCAATTTAATATTTAATAATTTATGTGAAATGTTAATAGGTAATAATTTCGAACTAAACACAATAGAATTACTTTTTAATTCTTTTGATAATTTTTTTGCAAGTTTTACATTAATATTATCGGAAAAACAAAGATTAGATATATAAATTATAGATTTTGGTTTGTCATATTTAATTTTAGATGATAATATATCATTGTTTATAAGCTGAATATCACATTTATCAATAATATTTTGTTTGGCAATTTTATATCGTATTTTACTGAATTCTATTCCGATTAGTTTTTTAAAATTAGTAATATCGCAAGCATATTTTAAAGTATTTGCAGACCCACAACCTAAATCATAGAAAGTATATTTATCTAAATTATCATTATTGCTAGTTTGAATAACATAATCAATAATTGTTTTAATTCCATTTTTTGTAAGTTCACCGTATGTGTGGTTATATTTTTTACCTTCAAACATAGATATTTCATCTGAATTAATGCTACAATTTATCATATATATATAAATAATATAAAAGTAATAATTGTCATATATTATATTTATGACAACTATTAAACGTATTAATGCCGATTTAAATGAAATGATACAGAACCCACCTGCAAATTGTTCAGCAGGACCTCTTGACGACAACAATTTGTATGAGTGGCAAGCCACCATAATGGGTCCTCGCGATAGTCCTTACCAAGACGGAGTATTTTATTTAAGTATAACTTTACCAGAAGAATACCCATTCAAACCACCTATAATTAAATTTACTACAAAGATATATCACTGCAATATTAATTCAAGAGGTTCAATATGTTTGGATATATTAAAAAATGAATGGAGTCCTGCATTAACAATTAGTAAAGTCTTACTTAGTATTTGTTCATTAATGACAGACCCAAATCCAGATGATCCATTAGTTACAGAAATAGCAGAATTATATACAAATGATCGCATATTACACGATCAAAAAGCAAAAACCTTTACTATGCAATATGCTTCATTAATTAACTGATGCGTTTCGTGGGGATTGTTGCTGAAACAATGTATAACGAGTTTTCTGTAACAATAATGTATTCCTCTTCAACCTTGAATATTTTAGAAATAGGTGATGTATATTCATCTTCACTTTTAACTAATAACTTCTCTCCGTCTTCTTTAACACCAATTAAAACAGATTTATCTACCGAACTAGTCCAGTAATCCATCATAATAGGGCGGTCTTCTACAATTGCAATTTTAACGGCATGTTGTAAACATTGATTGCTTGGTGCCGAATATTGAGTTTCGTTTGACATTTATATGATATTTTTAAATTCAAGCTTTAAATACTTATATTGACAAAATTTAAATAGTAATAAAATATAATGGAATTTTCATTAAAAAATGAAAATAATTATAAATCAACGTTTAATGAAAGTTCGTTGAATATATTTAATAGTTATCAAGAAATAGTAATTCAATATTTTGAAAAATATAATATATTTTTCATGGATGAACAATACAATAAATATATTAAAAATAAGGGACTATACGGCATTTGTAATATATTTAAATTATTATTATTATACACAAAAAATATAGATTTGGTAAAATATCATACTAATAATGCTGTTTTATATTTTTTAGGGTTTGTAGAACAAATCGCAAATGCTAACAATAATTATTTAAATTTAAACATTAAAGATGCAATAATGTTCATATATAAAAAAACTATTTTTGATATAATTAAAAAGGATGATATCGTAAATTGTAAAAAGACAGACAATATAACAAAGTTAATAGATATATTTAATTATGGATTAACAAATACTATATATTATAATTTAGAATTTTCGACAGTAGTAAATTACACAAACTATATTAATTGTTGTAAAAAATACAAAGATGAAGAGATTTTATATAAATATTTAAAAATAATAGATATTTTTAAAGACATATTACCCAACACAAAAGAATCGGTAAAGATATTAACTATATTTATCAAACAATTACAATTAAAAAGAAATATAAATTATAAAACACTAGAATCAAAAATATCTATGTTTTATTATAAAAACGAAATAATAAACACCAAAGAATTATTACACTAATTATACGGCTATTAGCATAGTTTTCTTTCTATTCTTTTTTTCTTTTTTATTTTCATCTTTAAGAGGGTCGGTTGTATTTGGTATGTAAACACTATTATATTCTTCTTCCAACATATTTTTAACAAAAATGTAAATATCATTTAATATTTGTTCTGTACATTTACCCACAATTAATACACTACCAGTTCTAAATATCATAAATGAAACCTTAACATCATTATCATTATGTTTTATACCAGTTTGTATCGTTAAATCATTGTTATAAAAGAATTGACATTGAATGCCTGGATATGAACATGCGTCATATGACGATTTAATATTGTAATTACTTTTAATTATTTTGAATAGTTTTTCCCTATTTATAAAATAACCACAAGTAAAATTAGAATTTATCAAAACTGTTTCAGTTTTATCTTCACAAAAACGAAGCTCTTCTGATACAAACGGACTCAAAGTTCTAATTAAAATACTTAGTGCTTTAACTAACAATTCGTCATCTTTGATTCCGGGTATTTCTAATTTCCCGGTATTAAAAATTTTAACATGTAATTCTTTAAAAGTATTTTCGTGTTTTATACGAATAATAACAACAAAACAATTATAAAAAGCCCCCTTTTTTTTACATTTAAAACTAATTATATCCTTTTTATGTAGTCCAATACTTATCTTCCTAACATCTTTATACTTAATTCTACCCTTTTCATTAACTATGCGCGTTATAATGTGTTCATCTATATGATAATTTTTATTACGTTCATTATTCAAGTTTTCTAAAAGCATATTAAATTCTTCTTCGCTATTGGAGTTAATCTTCATTTGTTTTTTAATAATTCCTTCTTTTGGTTCATGGTATGATATAATTGGAATTTTCCAAAAAACATCATGTAATAAAACCTTATGTGATAAATATGATATTTTAGTTTTAGTAGATATGTACAGCGATGAACATTTAGGTGCAATATTAGTATTATTTGTTTCGTTAACATTAACCGAAACAGCTGTGTCACCATTACAAAAATTACACCAAGCTGTATCGATGTTGATCATTTACTTTATTAGTATGTATTCTTTAAGTATATCTAATTCAATTATTTTCTTATATATATTTAAATGAATTATATTTCAGAAACACCGACTATAAAAACCCACAATAGTTTAAACGTTATGTCGAATACTAATAGTATTCAAATTCCAACGAAATTTGTCAAAAGTATTAATGAATATTCGTTAACAACTAAATTTTTTGACCCAAATGAATCATCGCCTCCAAATGAATGGAATAATAGGTTGATGAAGCGAATAGATAGTTACTTTTCAGAAGATAAAATATTATGTAGTCGGTGTATGAAATAATATTTTAAATACATATTATTTGAACTTGATATATGTATTATAAATTCAATAAATGATAATAGCTCCTTACTTATATAATGAGAATTATATTTTATTATATAATTAAAATAGTCTTTAATAAAGTGTTTTTCTTCAATGTTATAATCTAAGCATATATCATCTAAATAATTAACAACTAAATCTAAATTTAACTCTTTAATAGTAATTATTTTAGTAAATCCTTCCCATATACTATTATTAATAGCCTTTTTATTGAAATGAAAATTTTTGTTAGACTGTATATAATTAATCATACTTCTAATGTCTGACTTATATAATTGTTGTATAGAGATTAATGTTTCGTCGTTAATTTGTAAATTTTCACTAGCAGTTATTTTTTTTAAAAATGATAAAATATCATCTTTAGGTAATTGATTGAATCTCAATCTCATAAATTCATTTTGCAAGGATTCGTCAATGCGGGTAATATAATTACATATTAAACAAAATCTTACGTTATTATTTATACTTCTTAACAAATACTTTAATGCTTGTTGTGCATTTTTAGTCATATAGTCAACCTCGTCTAATATCACTAATTTAGTTCCAGTTACAAATAAACTTTTTGAATTAACAAATTGATTAATTTGGTTGCGTATTATATCTATTCCTCTCTCGTCAGAAGCATTTAAATGAATAGTTAAACACTTTTTATGTTTTATGTTTTCGTGATATTTATTAACTAAATTTATAATTGTTGTTGTTTTTCCTGTTCCAGGAGGACCATATAGCAACAAATTTGGAAATTTTTTAGTTTTAATAATATTATTCAAAATTGTTTTATTTACCGAATCAAGAACAATATCATCAAAATCGGTAGGACGATATTTTTCAACCCATGGATTTTTCGAATCAGTCATTATATAGTTATTTTTTTGTATTTAATATAAAAATGAAATAAAAATATATTTTACATTATTATCAATTATGATTCATAATAATATAGAATGTGGTTATTTAGAACTTTTTATTGGCCCAATGTGGTCGGGTAAAACAAGCGAGTTAATTAAAATACACAAAATTTATAGTTTTAATAATACACAAACAACTAGCATTAATTATCTAGAGGATAATAAATACAATATAATATCACATGATAATAATAGTATAGATTGTCTCTCTTTTACAAAGCTAAGTGAATATTCAGATATATTAAATAGTGATTTGTGTGGCGATTTTATTTCCAGTAAAATAATATTAATTAACGAAGCACAATTTTTCGAAGACATTGTTGAATGGGTAACATGTGCAGTGGAAAGTCACAAAAAATGCATTTATTTATGTGGTCTTGATGGTGATTATTCTAGAAAGAAATTTGGAAATTGGTTGGATTTAATACCATTTTGTGATAAGGTAACAAAATTACAGTCAATTTGTGGATTATGTAAGAAGACGTATGCAATTTTCACAAAAAGAAAAACTAATAATGGCGAACAATTATTAATAGGGGCGGAACATTATATGCCAGTATGTAGAAAATGCTATTGCTTATAATATATTAAAAAAGTATTTAAATTCATCCGTATTAATATACAAATATCAGAATGGTTAAAAAAGATAAATCGCAAGAGCCCGAAGTAAAAGTTCCTAAGAAACGAGGAAGAAAGCCAAAAGGAGGAAAAATAATAGAAAAAATAGAAGGTCACACAAATGTTCTTGTTCCAGAACCAAATATTATTTTACATTTAAAATGCAACATTAATACTTTGGAAAATAATAGTAGCGAAGAAATTGAAACATATAATTTTGAAGATGAATCACAATATCATAATTTAAATGAAAATAAAAAACCCGATACAGAGTCCGAACAAGATGAAACAAGTAAAATATGGGATAAATTAACACAATTATCTATTAATTTGCACACAAATAATATAACAGATACAAGGTCTGCTTGTTTTTGGTGCACATACGATTTTGATAACCCACCAATATATATACCTAAATTCGAACTGAACAACACATATCAATGTTATGGGTGTTTTTGTAGCCCCGAATGTTCAGTATCATATTTATTCAATGAACACATTGATATATCTACACGTGTAGAAAGATATAGTTTATTAAATCATATATATTGTAAAATATACGATTATGACAAGAATATCAAACCAGCACCAAATCCATATTATTTATTAGAAAAGTATAATGGAAATTTAACAATACAAGAGTATAGAAGAATGCTTAAAAACGAGAGACTATTGTTGATAGTTGATAAACCATTATCGCGTGTACTTCCCGAACTACACGAGGATAATGATGATTTTTTATTGAGCAAGAAAACAATTCCATCGTCGAATAAATATACTCTTAGAAAGAAAGATGTTATTACAAAAAAAGATATTTTAACAGATAAATTCAATATAAAATAACTTTCATTTAATTAAAAATTATTTTATATTATTTTTTAAATTATTTGCTGCTTTATTATGGAGATCAACATATTGTTGTTGCATTCGTTGGCGATATTCTTCCATTTCTTTTTGTTTTCTATGTCTATTTGATGCATCATCCATCATTTTTCTTATTTCGGTAAATTTTTGCTGATGAACATTAGTAACAATAGTATCTTCGTTATTTTGTTTTTTATGGATATTATCTGGATTCATGAAATTACGAATTACATCCAGAACTTCATAATTATAGTGTTCTAATTTTGTCTCTGCCATTTTTTCATCATAATCTGTTTGTCGCATCACAACATTTATTAAATTTTTCTTTATATGAATCGGTATATTATTTGTGGAATTATTCATATACTTTACAATATATAATTATTTAAATGATATTAAACGCATAATATATGTTAATGTAATGAGTCCTGTTTTACATACTGATACTGATACTGATAATGATATGAGTATTGATGATATTATGACTAGTTTACATTCTAATTTGGAAGAAGTTTTAACAAGTTCATTAGGTCCATTTATTGATAAATTTAATAAATGTAACAATCAAATAAATATAGTATCAGATGTATTGAAACAATTGCCCGAATATCAAGCAATATTAAATATGAATGATTTTTTAGAAAAGGAGAACTTTGTATTAAAAGAACGTATTGTTGATTTGCAAAATCAATACGGTAGTAGCAACATTATTAAACTAAATATATCAGAAAAAGACGAAAATATTGATACTGAGAATCTAAATGCATATGAAAATAAAGGAGAATCATCCAGTGATGATGAAATGAGTGACAACGATACGTCAAATATTCCACGAAGTATTACATTTGACAATGTGATTGATGGAACTAATAATACGGTAGATGAAGTGCAAAAACAAGAGGAGGAGGAAGAGGATGAGGAGGTTGATGTCGAAGAGGAGGAGGAGGAGGAGATTGATGTCGAAGAGGAGGAAGAGGAGGAGATTGATGTCGAAGAGGAGGAGGAGGAGGTTGATGTCGAAGAGGAGGAAGAGGAGGAGGTTGATGTCGAAGAGGAGGAAGAGGAGGAGATTGATGTCGAAGAGGAGGAAGAGGAGGAGATTGATGTCGAAGAGGAGGAAGAGGAAGAAGAAGAGGAGGAAGAGGAGGAGGAGGAAGAAGAAGAGGAATGTTATTCGGTTAGTATCGAGGGTAAAGAATATTATACAAATGATGCAGATAATGGAAATATTTATGAAATTCTACAAGACGATGATATAGGTGATGTTTTAGGAAAATTTGTAAATGGAAAACCAACATTCAAATAAAAATATTATATTAATAAATAATATATGATAACAGATAAATTATGTACACCGGCATTATTATATATAGGCTTTACATTAACACATATAGTAATAGATTTATTTAATAAAATGTATAACACTGCACTATTAAAATTCATATTAATGTTCATATTTACAATAATGTTGAATCTTTTGTGTAGGTCAGGATTAACAGTATTATCGTGGATAATAGTATTTTTACCATTTATTTTATTAACAGTAATTAGTGCTTGGTTATTAATAGCATTAGATTTATCACACGATTCAGGATACTTAAAGTATAATATTAAAAATGATGAAGGTGTAAATGGAGAAGAAACAGTAGCAAGCACAGAAGAAACAGTAGCAAGCACAGAAGAAACAGTAGCAAGCACAGAAGAAACAGTAGCAAGCACAGAAGAAACAGTAGCAAACACAGAAGAAACAGTAGCAAACACAGAAGAAACAGTAGATGTAGTGGTTGAAAATATGTTTAATATGTAATTGATTTAAAAATCTTATTAATAGTATAATTAATGAATTATAATATTAATTTATTAATTTTATTTTGCATTTATTGTGTGAATTTAAGAGAAGTAAATATTTATATATCAAATATTATTGATAACAACCCTTCATTTAAAAACAGGTTGATTAAATGTTTATGGTATTATATGAAATGTAAAACCATAATTGAAAAGAAATATAATTTGATTTCAAAAAAAGTAACTAATATAATAGACCCGTTATTTATATTAATATTTGAAAAGAAAGAAGATCAAAATATTTTACTTATTAAAGGTGGAGATATAGTAGACAAAACATCATATATGTATATAAAAAATTACAATAGCATTTCAGATTATAATATGGTATTATACGAATGGGAATTACCCGAAAACGACAAATATAATAATTATGTTTTAAGATTTAGTAAAATAAACGAAGTGAATGATAAATTTAAAACAAGCAAAGTTAGTCTATTAGCAGTTGAATTATCTATGAAAACAGATGACTGTGATGAGTTGTATGCAATTGATTTCAAAAAAAATAATTATTATATTGTGAATAATATTTTATTTGATAAGGATTTTTTAAAGTATTGGTGTAATAATATATTAAAAATTGATCTGAGTGATGATTATGAAATTAGTTTTTTTGATAATAATATGGAACATTATACTTTAAAACAAAATCAAAGTATTAAAATATTGCAAGACGATTTTGAAATAATTTAATTAAGAATTATTATTAAACAATATAAATAAAATTTTTCTTAACTTATATAATGGATAATTCCATTAATAATGTGGAAAACCCACCATCAAATGAGGTAAATAACTTTCATAAATTGAATGATGAATGGACCTTATGGGCACATTTACCACATGATACAGAATGGAATTTGACTAGTTATAAAGAAATAATGTCATTTAATACAGTAGAAGAAGCATTAACATTATATGAAACATTGCCAGACAAAATGATAAAAAATTGTATGTTATTCTTGATGAGAAAAGGAATAAAACCAATATGGGAGGACGAAAAAAATAAAAATGGCGGATGTTTTTCATATAAAATACCAAATAAGATTACAATTCCAACATGGAAACACTGTTCGTATAAATTGATGGGCGAAACCGTGACAAAAGATAATGCGATTAAGAATGACATTAATGGAATAACTATATCTCCAAAAAGGAATTTTTGTATAATCAAAATATGGTTATCAAATTGTAATAATCAAAATCCAGATAAAATACAGGATATTATGGGTATAAATTCACAAGGATGTTTATTTAAAAAACATTTAGAAAATTAAAAATATAATTTAGTTATTTGGAATTAAATTATATTTATTTATGATGGAAGCGGGGCTAACCCTAACTTTATTTCACCCAGAGAAGCAACACTATATTTAACTATTAGTGGTAAATCATTTTCTAGATAAATTTCGATAGAATTACATAGATTCGTACACTTAATAAAATAACTTAAATTTTTCAATGAAAATTCGCCTTGAATAATTTTATTTACATCTTGTTTTTTAATATATTTCATACTTTCATCAGACTCAGCTCTTCTAACTTCTGCTTGTGCAAATCCTCCCGAACACTTGAATATTAATTCTGCTCCTTCATTAGTAGCAACTGATTTAATCTCTATTTTATCCGATATACAAGATAAATCTCGAATAATTTTTTGAAAATCAGACGACGGCAAATTTAAAATCGAAGAAAAAGTAACATCTGGTACTTCTAATTCATCTGTTTCTGGTTCTATTAATCGTAATTTCTGTATTTTTTGTTGTTTTATATCGCCATTTTCAAATTTCAAACCCAAGAATTGAACAACACCATCTTTGTAGTCGTTTTCCTCAATATACATAGTTAATGTATCGTCATTGTCAATTGTATTAATTAATTTAAATAAGTGAAACATATTTACACCAATAACAATTTTAGGTTCATTGCATTCATAATGTTCAAAATTTTTAGCATACAGGCATAGATGAGCTAATATAGTATGCGATTTATCCATATTAATTATTTTAATTCCTTCGGGTGTAAAAGAAATATTTGTTTCTAATAATATATCCTTTAAGGCAGTCATTAATGTTCTAAATGGAGCTATTTGAACAGTTTGTAAAACCAAAATATTTTTACTACTTCCGATTTGTTTTGTAGTTAAATTTGCCATATAAGTAAATATGTAAATAAAATCTTTAAATACTTATGAATGAGTGAATAATATTATAAAAAAAATTGGTATATAAAAATATATTAATGATAATAAATATGAATAATATAACAAATGATAAATTACACGATAAATTACACGATAAATTACACGATAAATTAGATGAACTAATTAATAAGTATTCAAAAAACGAATATATTATGAATAGATTGAGTAATTATATGGAAAATACTTTACACACTCTCCTTGAAAATGCGGGAAAAAATAATCTAGAACGTGCTAAGCGAAGAGAAGTATTAACAAACAATAGTGATGATTTCACTAATAAATTTTTACTAGTAAATAGTTATTATTATTGTAACCACAATGAATTATTTATGTATTATGATAAAATACATTTTATAGCTGACAGTGAAGATAATATAATTCATAAAGTTATAACAGATATAAATAAAAATCCAGAATTATCGCAATGGAAACATAAAATTAAATTAAATATTATTAAAAGAGTAAAAGAAAGAAGCCCATTACAAACTATTCCAGAATCAAAAACAATACAATATGTACTTAACCTGTTACAACCAATGTTTAATTCGCGAAATCATATTAAATATTTTTTAACGGTAATAGGCGATCTGTTATATTCAAAATCGAAAAAATACTTTATATGTTCATTGCCATTAAAAGATATTTTAAATGAATTAAATATTCAAATAAATACATATATTGGTTCAATAAATATATTTAATAATATCAAATATAAGATACATGAACATCCGTTAGAAAATTGTAGACTGTTATATATTGATGATACTATGAATAAAATTAAAATCCCAGAAAATTTTTCAAAGTATATTGTTGATATTATTTGTGTTGCTTCACATTATTCAACCCGATATAAAAATTCTGACATGTTTTTAGATAAATGCAATGAACAAAATTTAATAGACCATAGTTACTATTTAAATAACAATTCATCCGAAATTATAGTGGAAGATTTTATATCAAAATATATTACGGAATGTCAAAGTAGTATAATAAACAATAAAAATATGATATTCATATGGAAAAAATTTTTAAAAGAAAATAAACTACCCAGTATATTGTTTCACGATTCGTTAATGAAAATATTAAAAACTAAATTAACATACGAAGACGATTGTTTCAAAAATGTCACAAGTATGATACTTCCTGTTGTTGTAGACTTTAAACAATTTTGGGATACAAATATATGCGAAGATGTGGGAAATAATTATGATTTAGATGAAATAAGCGGTTTATTTAAAACTACTAATAAAAAATATACTGGTGTGGAAGATGGTTTTTTTCTAGAATTGATACACTATTTATATCCAAATATAGTTGTAGATGAAAATAAATATATTTTAAATATTAAATGTCTAATATGGGATAAAAAACAAGAGGTAAATAATTATATTATATTATTCAAGACAGACCAGATTACAAATATTAAAAAAAATATTAATGATAATAGCAATAATGTAAAATCATTAACAAATATATATGAATATTATTTGAATAATAATAAAAATATATTATTTATTAGCAAAAATTATTTTGAGAAATTTGCTAAAGACATTTTAAATGAATATATAGACCAGGATGGTATTATTGATAAAATGTGGTTTGTTTAACGTTTACGGGTCATACGTTTTTTCTTTGTTTTTCCGTCCTTCTTAACATACCCAAATTTCCCCTTCTTGGTGAAATATCCGTGTTGTTCAAGGCGTTTTTCCTTTTTAGCTGTGTTATGTTTCTTTACCGAAACAATGCGACCGTTCTTGTTCATCATAATATCCTTTTTTTGTAAACCACCGGCAGTTTTAAACGCACTTCCATGGTATACCTCAGCACGCGAACCGATTAACTTGGCATATTTTTTCCCTTTAATGTTGTAAACACCTTGAACCTTTGTTGGTTTTTTAGCCATTATATAAATTTATAAGAAAAAAAATAAATTTATATATTATTAAAATTTATTACGTGGTGGACTTCCAGACCCACCGAATGAACCCGAAACTCTATTATATTCGTTTATATTTTGTGACAAAAATACTGTTTTCTTGCGTTTCTTTGAATTTTTAATAATTGATGTATATAAATATTTTTGGGTATTTTCTATATTTGGTTCTTTAATTGGTAAAACTTTTTTTGGACAATTACTATCATTGCATTTTGATTCATTAATACGTGCAGGTGTATACGATGTATATGACGACATTATATAATATGATATAATTATTTTAAAAATTGAAAGAATATAGAGACTATTTATTGAATATAAATACCCATAATGTCAAGTTTAGCTAAAACTTACCAAAAGAAGACTGATAAGCAACATGTTTTGGACAATCCTGATACATACACTGGTTCAATGACAACAACCGAATATGATACCTACGTATTTGATAGTAAAAGTAATAATATACAAGCTAAACAAATCAATATAATTCCTGGATTATATAAGCTGTTTGATGAAGGTATTGTTAACAGTAGAGATCATTATGTTAGAATGTCACAATCGCTAAATGATTGCAAATCAAATATACTACCTGTGACTCAAATTAATGTATCAATTACCGACGATGGTATAATTACTATCCAGAATGATGGTAATGGTATAGATATCGAAAAACACCCAGAACATCAAATATGGATTCCCGAAATGGTATTTGGACATCTACGAACGTCTACCAATTACAATAAAGATGAACAAAAAATAGTAGGTGGAAAGAATGGTTTTGGATTTAAACTGGTATTGATATGGTCTGAATGGGGTATTGTAGAAACGATTGACCATGTTCGTGGATTGAAATATGTTCAACGATTTTCAGATAACTTGAATACTATTGAAACGCCAAAGATTACAAAGTGTAAAAATAAACCGTATACAAAGGTTACATTTAAACCCGACTATAAAAGATTAGGTATTGATGGTTTATCAAAAGATATGATGGAGTTGTTCAAAAGACGTGTATATGACATTGCAGCCATTACTGATAAAAAGGTAAAAGTCAAATACAATGATCAAGTTATCCCAGTCAACAATTTCCAACAATATGTGGATATGTATATTGGTAGTAAGAACGATAAGCCGCGTGTTTACGAATCGGCTAACGAACGGTGGGAATATGCCGTATGTATGGCTCCAAGTGAGGAGTTTACACAGGTATCCTTTGTAAATGGTATTTATACTGGAAAGGGAGGCAAGCACGTAGACTATATATTGAATCAGCTGATTCGTAAAATAACCGCTTACATCAAGAAGAAGAAGAAGGTAGATGTAAAATCTAGCACAATTAAGGAACAAATTATGTTATTTGTAAGATGTGATATTAACAACCCTTGTTTTGATAGTCAAACAAAGGATTATATGAATACGGCGCAGAACGGATTCGGTTCGTCGTGTAATATTAGCGATAAATTTGTTGAAAAGATAGCAAAAATGGGAGTTATGGAAAGCGCTTGTGCTCTTACTGAAGTAAAAGATAGCAAGGCTGCTAAGAAAAGCGACGGAAGTAAAACACAAAGCATTCGTGGTATTCCAAAATTAATAGATGCTAATTATGCAGGAACAACTAAAAGCAATCAATGTACTATTATATTTTGCGAGGGAGATTCAGCAAAAGCCGGTATCGTATCAGGATTAAGTAAAGATGATAGAAATATCATTGGGGTTTATCCAATGCGTGGTAAGTTGTTTAATGTTCGCGGAGAAACACAAAAACGAATTATAGAGAACAAAGAGGTATGTGAAATAAAGCAGATTCTAGGTATTGAATCTGGAAAAGAATATACAAGTGAAAGTGTTAAAAATAAATTGAGATATGGAAAAATTCTATTTATGACAGACCAAGATTTGGATGGTAGTCATATTAAAGGATTGGGTATTAATTTATTTGATTCCGAATGGAAATCTCTATTAGAGATTGACGGATTTATTGGATTTATGAATACACCAATTTTGAAGGCTAAAAAAGGTTCACAAGAACTTAGATTTTATAATGATGGTGAATGGAATAAGTGGTGCGACGAGAATGATACAAAGGGTTGGAAAATCAAATATTACAAGGGTTTGGGAACTTCCACAAGTAAAGAATTCAAAGAATATTTTCAAGAGAAAAAAGTAGTAAACTTTGTAAAAGAAGATGAAAAATGTCTAGATGCAATTGATATGGTGTTTAATAAAAAACGTTCAGATGATAGAAAGGGGTGGTTGGAGAATTATGACAGAGAATTGTATTTGGACACAAATAAACATGATATTACTTACAAAGAATTTATACAGCGGGAAATGATACACTTTTCAAAATATGATTGTGATAGATCTATACCAAATTTGGTTGATGGTTTAAAAACTAGTTTGCGTAAAATCTTATATACATCTTTTAAGCGACGACTTACAAATGAAATTAAAGTAGCCCAGTTTAGTGGTTCAGTTTCTGAAATTAGCTGTTATCATCACGGCGAGGCTAGTCTAAATGGAGCTATTGTAGGAATGGCACAAAATTTTGTAGGTTCTAATAATATTAATTTGTTAGAGCCAAATGGACAATTTGGTACTCGTCTACAAGGTGGAAGTGATTCAGCTTCTGAAAGGTATATTCATACAAATCTAAATAAAATAACTCGTTTAATTTTCCCAGAAGCAGATGATAACATTGTAAAATATCTAGATGACGACGGAACACCAGTAGAGCCAATTTACTACGTTCCTATTATTCCTATGATTCTAGTGAATGGAAGTAAGGGTATTGGAACCGGGTTTAGTACAGACATTATGTGTCATAATCCTCTCGATTTGATTGAGTATATTAAATGTGTTTTACAAAACAAAGAACTACCTACATTAAATCCATATTATGAGGGATTTAATGGAACAATCGAAAGAATAGACGATAAAAAATGGTTGATTAAGGGGTGTTATGAAATAATTAACGATAAGAAAATTCGTGTTACTGAATTACCAATCGGTATATGGACAGATGATTATAAAAAATATATTGAGGATTTGATTGACGGTGGCGATAAAAAGAAATCCAAAAAAGATATATACGTGAAAGACTATACTGATATGAGCACCGACGTAACAGTAGACATTACAATTACATTTAACGAAGGTAAACTCAATGAATTACAGATGAAGCAAGCAGATTATAACTGTAATGGATTGGAAAAACTATTAAAGCTATATGTAACTAAATCGACAAACAATATGCATATGTTTGATGAAAATGAAAAATTAAAAAAATATGACAATATTACAGATATAATAGACCATTACATTACTGTGAGAATGAATGCGTATATTGAAAGGAAACAGTATCAACTGAATGTTCTTAAAGAGGAAACAAATTTACTTTCAAATAAAGCTCGATTTATCAATGAAATATTGAATGATGAAATAGATTTAAGAAGGAAAACGAAAGAAAAGGTCATTGAAATATTGACAACTAAAAAATACGATAAATTAGAAAACGACGAAGAATACAAATATTTAGTAAGATTGCCAATGGACAGTGTAACAGAGGAGAACTATATTAAATTGGTCAAGGAAAAGAATAATAAAATGATGGAACTAAACATCCTAAGTAAAAAGAATATTAAATCAATCTGGTTGGAAGAATTGGATAATCTACTAGCTACGTATCAAGCATATAAGAAGGGTAAGACAAAGAAGAAACTGAAAATTACAAAAAAATAAAGAGGCCATTAGAATACATTAGAATACATTAGAATACATTAGAATTTATATAATAGAAATGACAATTATATAAATTATTTTTTAAAACCAAATATGTTGTTTCAATTGTTTATCATTTTTTAATAATATTGGATTGCTCATAGGCATAGCCAAATTATTAATATCGCGTTTGTATTTCATATTACTTTCTATTTCGTTAAATATTTGAGGTACTGAATATTGAAGCACTAAATTATTTAAAACGTTAATTATTTGGTCAATATTTCCGTTGACATTACGTGAATGTTGAACATAAATACTATTCATAATAATTTTTAATTGGTCTTTGCTTTGATTGTTGATAACATAATTATTATTTGACATTCGTTTTACACCATTTACTATATTATTTTGTAATAATACTATGTTTTGTTCTGAAAAAAATAAATCATATAATGTATTTTTTGTACTATATACATCTTCGGTTAATGCATCTCTAAATGATACTGTATGATCAATAGGAATTTTATCACTTAATGTAAATACAGCTGTTTTATTTGGTCCAAATCTATCAATATTATTTTTATTGTAATTCATTATAATACTTTAACAGAAAAAATTATATAAATATTTTATATAATGTTTTTTTTTATGAGTTTTAATAGGATTGTAATGATTGTAGCTATTGGTATGTTAATTATATCATTGGCTATGATTGGAATCGCTTTGAAAAATCAAAAAAATAATGTAACATTTCCACCTGTAATATCAGATTGTCCAGATTACTACACATCCGTTAAAAATGATGAAGGGTCCACCTTATGGTGTCGTAAAGATAACGACTTATCCACAAACAATGACGATGACTGTGAATTTTTTGATAATTCACCTACAAAGTATAAAGGAGTAGGTGGATTATGTGAAAAAAAGAAATGGGCAGACGATTGTGGCGTAGCATGGGATGGTGTTACAAATAATCCTGATTCAGAAAAAAATTGTTATTAAATTTTTAATATTATAATAATAAATAGTTAAATATTAATGAAAACATCCTTATTAATATTTTTACCAGATGATTTATTGTGTAATATATATTTACGTATACAGAATGAAAGCAAATATCTATTAAATAAAACAAACTATGAAAAGCATTATGTAAATACAATAAATAATTTGAGAAAGGCAAAATACAATTCATATATTCGTTTTATTATTAGAAATGATTATTCGTATTTATTTGATAACTTATTGAAACATAAATACAGCGATTTTCATATAAAAAATAAAATTAGTTATCAAAATATAACATACAATTATTTATATGAATTTGTAAAATATTACATACAAACAAATAACTCATGTAGATGTAATAATATTTTAATTAATTATCAATCAATCTAATATAAAAATATATTAATGAACTTTATTTATTAATGGAAAAAATAAAGTTCAATAATATATTAGAACGCGAGAATATTGCAAATGAAATTAAAAATACGCTTATTAATTTTGAAAAAAATAAAAAGGACTTGACTACAAAGCGAGGTATTTACATATATGGTTCTCCTGGTTCTGGTAAAACAACATTTGTTAAAAAGATATTGAACGAGTTAAACTATGATATAATATCATATGATGCAGGTGACATTAGAAATAAAATAATAATAGAGAATATTACAAAATGTAAAATGTCAGATAAAAACGTACTTAGTTTATTTACTAAAAAAAGCAAACCTATTGCTGTAATTATGGATGAAATAGATGGTATGAATAACGGAGACAAAGGTGGTATAAATGCATTAATAAAACAAATTAGGCCTAAAAAAACAAAAAAACAAAAAGAAGAAGACTCGACAAATATTCCAATAATATGTATAAGTAATTATCATATTGATAAAAAAATAAAAGAATTGATGAAAGTATGCAATACATTTGAATTATCACCACCAACAGATATACAAATTAATAATATTATATCGTTATGTATGCCAAATATCGATAAAATGTTAACTTGTAATATTAAATATTTTATAAAAGGCGATTTGAGAAAACTTAAATCATTGTACGATATATATATAAATCATCAAAGTATATTGAAAAATGAGATAATCAAAAATATATTAGAACCAAAGTCATATAATGAGGACACTAAAACAATCACAAAAAATCTAATAAACAATGATTATAGAATCAATGAACATTTAACTGTTATGAATGATACTGATAGAACGATAGTTGGATTATTGTGGCATGAAAATATAATCGATGTATTATCAAAAACTGATAAACAAATATCATTTCCATTATATGAAAGAATGTTAAATAATATTTGTTTTGCTGATTATATTGATAGAATAACGTTTCAAAAACAAATATGGCAGTTTAATGAAATGAGTTCTTTAATAAAGACTTTTAATAATAATATGTTATTTCATAAACATAACACAACTAAAATTTTTAATAAAAATGATATTCGTTTTACAAAAGTATTAACAAAATACAGCACAGAATATAATAATTCGATATTTATTCAAGAAATATGTCAAAAACTAAATATGGATATCAAAGATATGCATGCTTTTTTTATAGAATTAAAAGTAAACAATTCAGAAGAACAAATATCTGGTATTTTGGAAGACTATGAAATTAATAAATTAGATATTAAACGTATTTATAAATTATTGGACACGTTACTATTGATTAATTAATATTATTAATTTGTTCTAGTAATGGTAGTTTTCCAATCTTTTCGTTGATATCAATTGTTATATTATTTTGTTGATTATTTTGTTGATTATTTTGTTGTTGAATTAGAGAATTAATTATTACATTTTTTTTTTCTAATTCCTGAGTCAAAGTTGTAATATTAGATTGTTGTTGACGTAATAATTTTAAAATTTCATCATTAGACAGTTCTCTTGATTTTCCATCTCCATTTTGAATAACAATGCGTCCTTGATTTTGAGATGCAAGTTCTTTTAGTTTAGATTCTGCATCTTTACGTCTACGCTCTTCAATCTCTATAATTTGTTCTAATACATCAGGCTTCATATTTGGTAACCCAGGTTCGTAATTTTTCAATAAATCGTCTATTTTATTAATATAGAAATCCCTAATAACATCGTCTTTGATAAATAAATCAACATTTTTATCGGTTTCCTTTACTAGATCAGGGTGCGGATTTTCCAATAATTTCCGCTTATCAAATGTATTGTGGTCATGAGAAAAAACCAGTATTGTTTTCATAGGGTCTAATTGAACAAATGGAATAGTATAGTTTTTCAAAAATTGTTTTTCTTCTGCAATAGCAGCTTTATCGTCATATTTACTAATTTCTAATAGCTTTCTTTTAAATGCAAAGGTTCCAGCTGTAGCATGATTAGGTCCATAAGGTCCAAATTTATATACTTTTTTAATGTGTTTAAAATAAATAAATATTTCACTGCTACCCGAACATAATGCATTTGGATTATTTGTAAGAGTTTCAACTGCATGCGACACTCTATCATGTGGATAAAAATCGTCGTCGTCAAAATAAACTAATATTTCTCCTTTTGATTTTGTATGCATTAAATTGCGTTTTTCACCCAATGACATTTTTTTATTATATTTAAAATATTTAACATATGATAAATGTTTCACCAAATCTTCAATTTTATCACTACCATCATCAATAATAATCCATTCTATTTTATCCTTGGGATAATCTTGGTTTTCGATACATTTAATAGTATATGGAATAAATGGTCGTCTGTTAAATGTTGGTGTACATATACTAACAAACGGCAATGTATTTTGTAAATTACTCATTAATTATTATATAACAGTTTTTTTATATAATAGTTTTTAAATATAATAATTTTCAAATATAATAATTTTCAAATATAATACATTATAAATGTATTATTCGCTTTTGGTTTTTAATGATTTACTTAACCATTTGAAAAACTTAGCTATTTGAAGTAATAAATACGGTATAATTACCAATATCATACCTGAAAATACAGTTTTATTCAAATATATCTGTGCAAATACCACACAAAAAGCTGTATATATTATACCTAATGCGCCAGTAATTTCCCCCATATTAGATAATATTTGTCCGTTATTCATAATCGCATTAAATGGTAACAAAAATGTAAATATAAATTGTAGAGGCATTACAAAACCTGCTATGGTTGTAGCAAATGTAGTTAACATAGGTATGTCAAAAATTATCATCAATATAAATTGAAAAATTGGACCCAATGTAGCCCATAAATAAGACTCTGCACGATCGGTACGCGCCTGTGTAATACTAATAATGAATATAGATGCTATTACGATTGATGAAAATCCTGTAAAATTTAGTCCATTGTATTGTTTTCCCAAAGTTAGTAAAAACATAGGTCCTGCTACTACTGCAGTAACAGTTGCTAACGCTATCAGAATTTTCAAAAAATTACCTACACTGTTTGTACCTGTTAATACAACCTGTATTATTTTCCTCCAAAAAATATACGTTGCTGCAACAGTTCTACCAAGCCAAGACAATCTACCATAAAAAAATTGTTTTACCCAATTATCAGTCATTTCTGGGTCATAATCCATTAAATTATAAGGAAATCTCATGAACATGCTATCACCAAAACCTGTGGGTGGAATATTTAATTTTCTTAAATGTCCGCCGTATTTTGTTTCTATATCATCTGTTGTTCCGGTTTGATAATCACCATAATCACGGTCTGATACTGGATAAGAAAAAATATCTGCGGCAACAGGGAAATATGTATGAATTGTTTCCTGTCCTGGAATGTTTTCTCTTGGTAATTTAGAAAAAAATATAAAATTAGCACAAACTACACCTATATACATTACTGCAAATAATGAAATAACACATCCCATAAAGAATTCTTTCCACTTATTCTGATTCCAATCAGATCCTTCTTCTAATTGTTTTGAAGGATCTTTAAAGTAATTTGTAATAAACGTGAAATTCCCGGCTTTCTTTGCATTACCTTTATTCATACTGAATATATTTGAAAAAGCATCCATACTTATATATATATAATATATTAAGTAAAAGATTCAGCCTAATTATTTTATCTTATAATAAAATATAGTATGAAATTCAAATATAAATTATTATTTGTTTGTGTAATGTTTACATTAATTTCATTAATACAAACATTTTTTTTAAACAGTAAAGAAGGTTATGAAAATTTAAATGACAATGAAGTTACTTTTGCTCAATATTCTAAAAAATATGGACATGATACAGGTTGTCTTTCTGCTCCATTTGAAGAAATTGGCATTCATGTAGAAGTAATGAAATCTATTCAAGATATGAGAGGAGAATTAACTGATGCAGATGGTTTAAGTGACGGTGAAGTTGTTGAAACATATCTCCGAGAAAAAACATATGAAGATATCTGGACACCGGGAACTATTAGTGCTATTCACAAAAACGATAACAATAATAAATATAATATTATGTACAGTGACAGTGCTGAATCTACCGAACCGAATGAAGAAGAAAATGTAGAAGAAGTGCGTATTAAGTCACATCACCAAAATGTTTGTAAAATATGTAGAAATGGTGTTGATGATAATCAATGTACTGATGATTGTAGGGAACCAAATGTATATTTAAATAATGAAAACGATATTATCATAGAATCAGCTGGGAATTGTCTTCCAGTTGAAAAAGGCATAGACGGACAAGGCAACGCCATTGAGTATAAATTATGTCCTTTTGTATGTAAAAATGGTGAGAAGCAATTAACCGATTTAGTATGTGGTGACGATAATTGTTGCTTTGGTTGTGGCTATTCTATTTTTGAAATTGATAGTAATGGGGTTTTCAAAAATAAATTAAATAATATACCTAATGAAGCAAATAATTATAGTATATCCACAAATGGAGGAGTTAGCAATGTTAAATCAAAAGAAGAGGGAGGCCTAAATAATATTGATTATGGTAGTGTTGGTGTTGGCGGTTCTGGTTCAGGCAGTGCTGGTGTTGGTGCTGGCGGTTCTGGTTCAGACAGTGCTGGTGCTGGTGCTGGCGGTTCTGGTTCAGGCAGTGCTGGTTCAGATACCGAAAATAATTCTAGTAACGGTGGAAATAATGTAATGAATGCTTTTAACGATGATAATAATTGTTGGTTAGGTCCCACTGGTCATAAGGATTTTATGTATTGTGGTCCAGCGCCGTATTACAGTTAATTATAAATAAGTATATAACTTTATAATTAACGAGCATAAGATAGCGCAGCATTTCCAGAAGAAAAGGTTAAAACATTATATCTCTCTTCTAATACAGTCATATCGTAAGTATATTCATATATATTATCACGCGTTTTATCAAAAGCAATTATTTCACCGTTTTCGTTACATATTTGCTGAACTTCGGCACTAGCATCCATAGGTGGAATTATTAATCCTAATTCAAATTGTATTTTATTAAACTTAGTTAAATTAATAGCACCACTTGGTTGGTATTCACCAACATTATTATTTAAGCAAAAATTATAACAATAAATACCGTCTTTGGCATTACCTGATGTGCGTGTATACTTTTCTATATAATCTAATACGCCAACTTTTTGTGGATTTTCTCTATATTTACCGTCCAATAATAATCCCCACGATTCCATTATGTTTTTTTGATTTTCTGTATAATAGCGCCCCGTAATCATATTTGCAGTATTGAAATGTGTTATATTATCATTAGCATCAACTGCGAAATCAATTTCCGGAGTAACTTTATTACCAAGAGTAATATACGTAACCTCTAATTTTTCATCATCAGTAGTTATGTAATCATCGTCTGGATACACTAAATTATATGGTAAGAAACTATATGGCCAGTTTGTGAAATTAGACCATTCATTTCTTAATGCAATATCACTACGCTGGAAAAACCACATCCAGCTTGAAACCATACCACGAGTTTCTATTTCAACAATTTGGCTACCAACAATATTATTTATTTTATGTTCATATACTTGCTTTATTAAGTATGTTTGTTCTTTTTCTTGGAAAACACGTTGTTCATCTTCGGAGAGAAAAGCATAGGTACTTATTAAATGTATGTCAGTATCCCAGTTTATTCGTTTATCGGTAAAATCTGCTTGTTCTAACGTTACACTAGGAGGTGGATGTAAGAATCTATATAATTGTTCGAGTTCTATATTGTAATTTGGTTGATGATAATAACTACCTGGGTCATCCTTTGTAGGAATGTGACGAATAACATATAAATCTTTAACAGGTTTAATATCAACTTCTATGTGAAATTCATTATAATGTAACGCCACCAATGGAAATGCCATTTTTGATGCCATTGTAAACCAAATATTTAGAGGAATATACAATGACCGTGAGCGAATCGAAGGTTCTGGACCAGTATTACTTTTTGTATAATACGCATTAGGATATACATTTAATCGTTCGTAAGCATTTGCTGGGTCATTTAATTCAGGAACATGACCAGTCATTTTATCATATAAATCCTTTTTGGACGCTTCAAAGTCGCGTTGAACCATGTTATACAAATATTGCCCCGTAAATTCTTGAATTACCTGTCCACCAATAGTAAAACGAACACGTTCTATCATATGGGAGCCAAGATTTTTTATCCATTTAAATTGATACGGACGCCACTTATTTTCAGCATTATTATCAACCACAGGTTTTTTATCAACATCTCTATCAGGTGGAATAATAGGGCTCCATATTGTAGGTAGATTCACAACTAGATATGTATCCATTATCAAATCGCCTCCTGTTCTAGGCATTTTAAATTTAAAATTTGACGATGTTGTTGGATGTAAGGTCCTTAATCCGTCATAATCTACGCGAAACTTTTGTAATCCAAAATTTGTATATTTAGCATATGTACACTTAAAAAAACTTTTACTAGGATTACCAGTTAATATTATATTTTGATTACCTTCGGCAACAAGATTCATAAGTCCACCAGGCATAATATATAATATTTATATTATTATTTAACTCTATTATTTTAATTAAATAATAATATAATATAATAAACAGTATGGGTGGATTTTTGTCCAAAAATATTGAAGATAGGATAAAGGATAGCATTACTAATTTAAGAAAGTATCAAGATTTACAAAAAGCAAAATTAGTTCAAATAGGGGTTTTTGTAGTTGGAATTATGTTAATATTTCTATTATTTATTTGGTCATATACAAAAATTACACTAAGAGGTGCAAATTGTTATACAATTAATAAAAATTATGATATAAATTATGCTAATCAATTGAAGTCATTGAAAGAAACAAAAGATAATGAAATGGACGATTATGAAAATATGACTGATTATGGTGATGAACAAGATTTAACTACGGGAAAAGATAAACGTAAAAAGGTAGGTGATTATCGCCTACGCGATTTTTATATTAAAACGGCATATAATTGTTGTGCTAGTGGGTCATATTCACACGATTTTGTTGATATGTGTGCTCTAGAAAACTGTATAAAATTAGGAGCTAGATGTTTAGATTTCGAAGTATATTCATTTGATAATAAACCAATTATAGCATTATCGTCTGTAAATGACCACAATATTAAAGAAACATACAACTATTTATCATTTGATTCTGTAATGGAAAAAATAAGAGCAATGGCATTTAATAGTAGTACTGATGGGGCCAATGATGTTGCAGGCGATCCAATGATTTTACACTTTAGAATAAAAACGTCGAATACACGAGTATTTGATAGTATGGCGGATACATTATATAATAGTTTTTCTGAGGAAATATTGACACGTCAATATAGTTATGAGTATAATGGAAAGGACTTAGGTAATACAAAGATTAAAGATTTATTAGGTAAAATAGTTTTAATTGTTAACAAAGTAAACGATAATAATAACACCGCAATAAATGTTGAAGATTCTAAATTATATGAGTATATAAATGTAATTAGCGGAACTGAAAATATGCGATTTTATAGACAGGATGAAGCTCGATTAGCAGGCGATATGGAAAATATCAAAAATTACAATAAGGAACGTATGTCGATTGTATTACCAAATAAAGGAAATACTCCTGCTAATGTAGATTGGAAAGAATTATCACATAGAGGCAAACAACAGGACCCTGCTGGTATTAGTGGTTATGGTTTTCAGTTTATTGGACAATGTTTTCAATATAATGATTCATTTTTACAACAATATCATAATGATTTTAATAGCAAGGGTGGGTCATTCGTATTGAAACCAAAACCATTGCGTTCCGATAACCCCACTGTTGTAATTAATTTAGATGCACAATCTGCAGACGAGCTCATTGAAAGTGGAAAGAGATTGGATGATACGGGATTTATATGATAAAATATTTTTATAATAGAAATATATATGTCCTCGAATTTATCATTTGAAGATAAAGAATTAGAAATATTGAGAAAAGCTGTTGATGACGCAGAAACGCGTGTTAGTACAAAAATGGCACAATCTGATTTTATAAAAGATATTAATTTAATAGTCGAAAATTTTATAAGAAATAATAAATTAATTTGTTATGGTGGTACAGCTATTAATAATATATTGCCTGTCGAGGACCAATTTTATAACAAGGATGTAGATATACCAGATTATGATTTTTTCTCAACCGACCCTGTTAAAGACGCAAAGGAGTTGGCTAATATATATGTTAAAGCGGGTTATAGTGATGTAGAGGCTAAATCTGGTGTTCACACTGGAACATATAAGGTATTTGTTAATTTTATACCTGTAGCAGATATAACTTTATTGGATAATGAAATTTTCAAATCTCTCAATAAAGAGGCTATCAAGGTAAATGGTATTTTATATTCGCCTCCTAATTTCTTAAGAATGGGAATGTATTTAGAACTATCGCGACCCGCAGGTGATGTTAGTAGATGGGAAAAGGTATTGAAGCGTTTAATTTTATTAAATAAAAATTATCCATTAAATAACGAACGGTGTGATTTATTGAATTTTCAACGCGATTTTGAAGGTGACGCGTCTGAAGAACAAAAATTATACTACACACTAAGAGACTCTATTATTGATCAAGGATTGGTTTTTTTTGGCGGATATGCAAGTACATTATATGGTAAATATATGCCTTACAAACAGAGACGACAAATACAAAACATACCCGATTTCGATGTTTTGTCAGAAGACCCGGAAACATCGACCATATTAATTAAAGAAAAATTAAATGAAATAGGATATAATAAAATTAAGATAGTTAAGCGTAAGCCAATCGGAGAATTAATAGCAGAACATTATGAAATTATAGTAGACAAAGACACACTGTGTGTTATATATAAACCATTAGCATGCCATAGTTATAATACAATTAAAGTGAGTAACAAAAGTGTTAAGGTTGCGTCTATTGATACTATGTTGAGTTTTTATTTAGCATTTCTATATGCAAATAGACCATATTTAGATAAAGACAGATTAATATGTATGTCTCAATATTTATTTGTTGTTCAATCACAAAATAGATTAAAACAGAAAGGTTTATTAAAACGATTTAGCATTAATTGTTACGGAAAACAAGATACAATGGAAGATATACGAGCTAATAAAGGTATTAAATTTCAAGAATTAAAAAATAAGAGAAATAGCAAAGAATACGAAGAGTATTTTTTGAGATATACACCAAATGAAAAAAAAGACCAAAAATCGAAAACCAAAACAAAGCAAACCAAAAGGAAAACAAGTAAAACGAACAAAACAAAAAAATCAACTTTTAACAAAATTAAAAAAAATCTAGGACTATAATTATATAATGAATATAGAGAGATTATTAATATTAATTATATTTTTTGTTATGGCTTATAATATATACAACATTTATAATAAACAAATAGTCGAAGGTTATCAATCATTTACCGATTGTTTAAATCAAGGATATCCAAAAGATTTTTGCATACAAACACCAGTACAATCCGTTATATCCGACAGCTATTGTAACTGTGTCAATGGTCAATTAGGAACATATAAACACGATAATCAATGTTATTGTTATCCATTTGATCCTCTACAACCATATTATACTGAAAAAGTATTTAATGATTATATTAATAATTAATTATCTTAAAATATTAATTAATTATTTTATACATGAAATCAGAATATAGTTCACTAGACACTGAATATAAGTTTTTCATTATTGAATGTTCAATTAAATTATTAGGCAATGAACACTTTATATAAATCAATATGTCTACTATCCATAAAATAATAAATACTATTAATAAACGTAATCTTAATATTAAAATAGAAATATAAGACCAATTTTCATAATAACTACACATATCAGATTTCCCCATAGTAAAAAAATTATTTATATCGTTAACACCAATTATCATTCGTTTATTTACATGCTGTTCATTTTTAATATTTAAAGTACGTCTATAATTTTTATATGTTACCATATTGATAAACAAGACATCTCTTTCTCCGTCTCTAAAAATATATGGTGCTACACCATCGATATATTTATTGTCATATTTAAAAACAGTGCTAGTAATATATGGAATATGACACGACCTCATTAGACATTCTAGTAAATGCTCTCTATTTTCATATTCACAAACCATAATATGTTCATAATTAATAGCATCATAATACGTAATATATAATTTATTATTAATTGAAGATAAATCGTCTGTTAGATTATCATAAATAATTTTTTTAATATGACTTTTAAATACAGACAGATTAAAGGTTTTTTTAAAGTTCTTACATGTAGATATAAATACATCATTGATATCATAGTTCAAATCTATTAAGTATGATAATGCGATTATTGACCCAATACTACACCCAGATACACGCGAAACTTTAATATTGTGTTTTATTTCCAATTCCTTCAAATATAAGGCAATACCAAACCCCATTCCACCGTTAAACGCACCACCATCAAATATAATATCTATATCTTTTGGAATATTTTCAATATTTACATTATTAATTAGAGTTTTAATATAAATTTTCAATAACTCTTTTGCCATATAAATAATAAATAAATATTTAAAAATATATCAACGTATAATGTTAAATAACTAGTATAATGAATAAAAGACCGTCGTGGGAAGAATATTTTAGCAATCTTACTCATCTAACAGCACAACGTTCTCCTTGTCAGAGATTGCAAGTAGGATGTATATTGGTAAATGATAATAGAATAATAGCACAAGGTTATAATGGTTATTTACCTGGTTCCAAACACGAACAAAAATTACGTGATGGACACGAAATGGCGACTGTTCATGCAGAACAAAATGCAATAGCCGACTGTGCTAAAAGAGGTGTCAGTTGTGCTGGTGCAACTGCATACATAACACACTATCCGTGTATTAATTGTATGAAAATATTATGTGCTTCGGGTATTAGTGAAATTAAATATAGCAATGATTATAATAATGATGAATTGATAAACTATTTTGCACAACAAAGTAATATTAATATAATTAAATTAAATAGTTAAATTAAATAGTTTAATTAAATAGTTTAATTAAATAGTTAAGTATTCTAAACTTTTAATTATAAAATAGTATGTGCTAGCAAAAGCCATGCTAGTTATAATATAACCTACAAAATTATAATTCCCATCTTTTGAAAAGAGAGAAGGAATATATTTCAATGTATTTTTTTTTATAATCGGTAATTGAAAAACAAAGTAAATTACTGCTAAAATAATAGGAATGTGAATATCGTCATATAACGAATCTAAATTATTATTATTTACTTCTTTTCTTTTGTGTTCGTCTACAATCTGATTATGATTATAGCTATTTTCTATGTAATCAGTGTTATTATTATCAGGAATATAATTTGGTTTTAATGCCGCATCTTGTGTTAGATGTGTTTGTGACTGTGGAATGTCTCTTGAAGGTAATTGTAAACCACCATTTGCGGCTGCATTTTGTATTCCTGTTATAAAACTATTAACATCCATAGATTCATTATTTTGAGGTGCTCCTTGTTGAGGCGCTCCTTGTTGAGGTGCTCCTTGTTGAGGCGCTCCTTGTTGAGGCGCTCCTTGTTGAGGCATTACATTATTTAATTCATTATTTCTTTGTTCTTGAAGTTTGCTAACTGAATTATCAACCACTTTATTTTGTTCTGTAATTTGCAAACTTACGTTAGAATTGCCTTCGCCCGAAACTGGTAAATCATCTAAATTTGTAGTAGCCATATTTAATATAGTTAAGCGATTAAATATATTAAATTTTTTACGCAATCACAACTTGTTTTTTTTGATTATTGCACATTACATTTTCTTCTTTATACTTGAAACATTTATTGTCGTGTTTATATATATTTTTATCTACTTCCTCAAATGAAGGCGCGTTAAATATAATACAATTACGCGAATCACAAGATTTTCTAAATATACTAGCTAATCCTATTCCTAGAATAATAGAAATAATAATTTTACCATATTTAGTATTTACTATTGTGAGGATATTCTTAAACATATATTATATATAAATATTGTATTATTTTTGAATAGGAATACTTTTGATGTTTTCACCTAGACAAGAAACTTCTTCCGAAACAAATTTGAAGCAATTACTAGCCTTATCTTTATATTCAACCTTATCTATATTATCCGGTGTTGGATAAACATATATAACAGTAGGAGGCGGATTTGATAAGTATACGAATAATAAACCTATACATAAACTAGCAATAAAAACAGGCATATTAATAATTGATTTAATTTTCATATATATATACTAATTATTAAAATCATTGTTTATTAGAAATTATTCTTGCCTCATTGGTGTTATTAATAGCAATATGTAAATCAGTATAGTTATATTTATTTTGCAATAGTTCATATTTATTTTCCTTTATATTATCGTATATTTCCATGTGATTATATGATTTTCGTTGTATCTCTCTTGATAATGGTCTTATATCCCGAATATAAGTTTCTATTATTTCACTAATAAAAGCATTATTGTTATTATCGGTATACTTTTCAACTAATGATTTTAATTGCTCTTTTAAAATCTGTATTTTAATATTACCATCATTAACAAAAAGCTTGTCCTCTTGATTGTCAATAATAGATAAATATTGTTTACGAATACTTAATAAAGATTGTGTAAGATTACTAATATTTTTTTTTTCAATATTAAATTCTTTGATTATAACACTTTCATCAGCATAATTAAATAACAAATCTAATTTTAACAACATTATTTTTTTTTTAATACTTTCAATGTCTTTTTGGATTAGTCCTTCTGTATTATATATATTAGTATAATCACCACGATTTATGTTTATATTTAAATTACACGGTTTAGTAGTATTACCACATACGGCACTTAATACATTGTTTTTTTGAGTAAATACACTACCTCCTTTTTTCCCACAATTTATACAATTTATTTTAATCTGTTTGAATTTTATTTTTTTTTCTTTTTTTGTTAAATCTGTATTATTTCGAATCGGTTTTTTTTTATTTTCTAATTGTTGTTCATATTTTTGTTTTAATTTATAATAATTATCAATAGCATTAAAAACGTTATCGTTCATATATACTTATTATAACATTTAAAATGTATCGAATGTTGGCAAATCTGTTAACATATTGTTTTTTGTTTTAATAGCCGATAATTGTTGTAATTTCGAAACAATATACTCTTTTTCTCTTCGTTGTTTAATTGCTATTTCGCTTGGTGTTAATCTACCTTTGTATCTATAATATAGTATACAACAAAGTATTACTATAAAAAATATTAACATTGAAACATTGAAAAAAAAGTTAATATATTTTTCTTTAAATTTATGACTTTCATTTAGAGAACTTTTCAATAAATATTTAATACCCGGTTCACATAAAATAGGGTTACTATCCATTAAATATATATAGTATTATTTCAAAATATATTGTCCACATTATTTATATGGAAGGTATTGATACACAAATTGGATTTACATTTTTTATAATTATTACTGTTGTATACTTTTTTATAAGTTACTTGCTTGGTCGCCCATCAAAACAAAAGAAATCAAAAACAGCATCTCATGCCCTTGATTTCGGTTATTTTTTGTTATTGGGTTTATCACAGTATTTACTTAATTTGAATATAACTGCTGGTATGTGTAATAACACATACCAATATACAACAGCAATGTATGTTACTATTGTCCCATGGGTCCTAATATTTGGTATATTAAATTTAATGATATTAATTTTTCCAGGATGGTTAAGTCCTTTTTCAAATACATTTGGTTATTTAATAACAACTTTATTTGGTGTAAAAGATACAATTAAAGAAGTATTCAAAACTCCCGATAATTCAAATAATGAAAAAGCGAGAGAAACAATAAATTATATATACGGTAATCAATCCTTGTTAATAAATGAGATTACGATGCAAAATATTGATGAATTCATAGATTCTATGAAAGATTTACTGCAAGATGGTTATGATACACCCCAAGGCGATAATAAACCTTCTAAATTAGATCGTCTAAAAGATATGATATATCTAAAAGAGTCGGTTGCAAAATTCTTTTGGTATATGTTATCTGGTTCATTAGTTATTTCGATTGCTACAAATTCCATTATAAATTCGGGTTGTAATTACAATGAATCTAAATTACAAGAATTAAGTAAAACTGTTTTATAATTTAAATAAGATATAAATTAAATAAATATGAAAACATAACAACAGTTTAACGTAATAATTTGGGTAATGCTATGTAGTATAGAACTATTAGATAAGAGATAATAGCTAATATTATAGCAAGTAGCCACGCTGGTATCACTGTTTTGTCTCTAAAACCTATTCCAAAATTTCTTAGATTACCGTCATTTTTAAAAATAAAGGCTGGTTTGAATGATAAAACTAATGTGTATAATATAATAAAAATTACTATTGAAACTGATGTAATATTCCTTCGTATAATATTGCGATTCATATATTATATGATTTGATTTTATTTATTTGATTCAAATAAATAAAATATATCAATCATTAAAACTCTTCATCACCATCACGTTCGCCATAATCGTCATCTTCTGCAATAAGTTCTAAACTATATTCTTCATTTTCTATAAATTCGGTTTCTTGTCTGTCATTTGTATTTTCCACCTCATATATATTTCTTACCATATCAGTAACAGCGTCATTATTTCCAAACTTAAAATCATTTATTGCTTGTTCTTCTAATTGTTTTCGCTCGTCATCATATGTATCTTCCTGATAAACGCGTAGTCCTTTTTGTAGACCTTTGCTCCATTTTTCTAATTTGTGCTTTTTGAAATAATTTTGGATTTCTCTTTCACTTTCTGTTAAATT